GCGGTTTAGTTTCACCGCAAAACGAGTCGCGCAGTCATGACTAAGGCTAAAAAGGCTCAAAAAAGCCATTTGAAGGCTGTTACAGGCTCGAATCGGGTTGAATCGGGAATTTATCCAGCCACAGGCTCACTTATAGGCTCAACGACGCCTAGAATCGCGTCAAAGCCATCAGAATTGCCATCAAAAGGCACAGAAATGATCGAATTTGCTCGCAGCATCGGAATGAAGCTGATGCCGTGGCAGGAATGGCTCGCTATGGAGAGCCATCGCGTCAAGCCCGATGGTCGGTGGCTGAATTCTCAGATTTGCGTCGTGGTTGCACGCCAATCGGGTAAGACGACATTCCAGATCATGCGGGCTTTGACGGGTTTGTTTGTGTGGAACGAGCCGCTACAAATCGGCACGGCTCACCGCCTGACGACATCTCTTGAAACTTTCCGCCACATGGTTTCCATTATCGAAGCCAATGCCGTGTTGAGCTCACAGGTCAAACGAATCAGGTGGGCGCACGGATCAGAGGAAATCGAGCTGCTCAACGGCAATCGCTACATGGTAAAGGCGGGCGGCGCAGCTGCGCGTGGAATTTCAAGACCCGAAACGATTTTCCTTGATGAGCTGCGGGAGATGAAAGACTTGGACAGCTTTGCCAGCTTGCGTTATACGGCTATGGCGTCAAAAAATCCGATGGTGATTGGGCTGTCGAATGCAGGCGATCAGCACTCTGTTGTTCTGAATCAGCTGCGCGAGCGCGGTTTAGCAGCTGCCAGCGGTGCAGCTGATGACATCGGTTACTTTGAATGGTCTGCCGCAACCGACGACATCAATGATCCTGAAAATTGGAAGGCTGCAAATCCCGCGCTTGGATACACGGTGCATGAAGATAATATCCGCGCCGTTTTGAATGATCCGCCTGATGTTGTCAGAACGGAAGTCTTGTGCAGGTGGGTTGCGACGATTTCCAGCGCGATCCCGCAAGATGCGTGGAATGAATGCGGCGAAGATGATTTGCAACTTGATCCGCTTGCGCCGACTTGGCTTGGGCTTGATTTCTCGCCTGATCGCAGGTCGGCAGCTCTTGTCGGAGCTCAAAAAATGTCTGAGGATCGCTTTCAAGTGCGCTTGCTTCACACTTGGACAAACCCGATCGCACTTGATGATCGAGCTGTGGCAAATGATGTCGCGACCTACGCCCGAAAGTATGCGACCGAAACGGTGGCGTTTAGTCGGCGCACAGCTGCGGCATCGGCGATGCGTTTGCAGCCCGCGGGCATATCGATTACCGACATCGATGGCGCGATCTACGCGCAAGCGTGTGACGAGTTATTGGGCGCGATCACATCACGCAGGCTTCGGCACGCAAATCAGCCTGAATTGACATCGCAGGTTTTGTCAGCTGCTCGACTTAGAATGGGCGACACAGGGTGGGTGATCGGCAGGCGTGCGTCACAAAGCACCGTGACCGCGTGCGTCGCCGCAGCTCTTGTCAGTCATTTTGCGACACGCCCATCGACAGAGATTGACATTCTCGTCGGTTAGTGTTTAGCAGCGCGGGAGAATTCGCGCATGGCAATTCGTGATTGGTTAGTCGGCGCGCCGACACTTGGCGCGGTCAAACCTGAAACCGCTGTCGATGTTGCAGCTGCGCTCGCACCGCTAAACACAATGAACAGCTTGTCAAGCTATTTGCTGACACCTGCAACCGCAACGCGCGATGAAGCAATGGCAGTTCCGACAATTGCACGCGCTCGAAATATTATCTGCGCATCAATCGCATCGATCCCGCTTCATGTGATCGATGATTCCACAGGGCAAGAAATTTATCCGCCGAAAATTATTAATCAACCTGATCGCCGCGTGACAGGTTATTCAGCCTATTCATTTATTGTTGAGGATTTGCTTTTCTACGGCGTCGCATATTTGCAGATTATGGAGCTGTATGCAGACACGGGTCGCATTCGCGACACTCAAAGAATTTCGCCTGATCGCGTGCAAATCATCACAAATGCAATGGGCACAGAGATCACAGGTTATCGCGTCGATGGAATGGCTGTGCCGACACAAGGCGTCGGATCGCTTGCCGTATTTAATGGCATCGATGAAGGTTTGTTAAATCGTGCTGGAAGAACAATCAAAGCCGCGTTTGCGCTAGAAAAGGCAGCGACAATATACGCACAGGAGCCTTATCCGACGATGGTTTTGAAATCTTCTGGCACCGCGCTTCCCGCAGATCGCATTCGTGCGCTTTTGGATAGCTGGAAAACATCGCGTGCAACGCGAAGCACCGCATTCTTGAACGCCGACATCGAATTGCAATCGGTGGGCTATGATCCTAAATCATTGCAGCTGAATGAAGCACGCGAGCAAGTGGCGACAGAACTTTGCCGTGCAATTGGTCTGCCTGCGTATTACGCAGATGCAAACAGCGGATCATCGATGACATATTCAAACGCGACATTGGCACGCCAATCGCTTTTTGACTTTTCATTGCGTAACTTTGCACGCGCAATTGAAACGCGGTTATCAATGCCCGATTACACGCCAGCGGGTCAGACCGTGCGTTATGACTTAGACGATTACTTACGCGGATCAGCGAAAGAGCGCGCCGAAGTCTATGAAATACTCAATCGAATTGGCGCAATGTCAATCGATGAAATTCGAGAGGAAGAAGATTTGATCCGATGAAGCTATCCATTCCGATTTCACTTACAGCGGCAGATTCAGAGCGTCGCATCATTTCAGGTCGCATCGTGACTTGGAATGAAGAAGGCAACACAAGCGCAGGGCGCACGATGTTCAAAGCTGGATCAATTGCGCCAAAAAATGTCAAGCTACTTTTAGAACATGACCGGACACGACCAATCGGACGCGTCATTGAAATGACAGAAACGCCACAAGGCATCGATGCAAAATTCAAAATTGCAAATACGACCGCGGGATCAGATGCGCTTGAAGAAGCGCAAACACAGCTTCGCGATGGTTTCAGCGTCGGCATTTCTGTCGATGCGTGGGATAACAAAGACGGCGTGCTTGTTGTATCAGCTGGCAAACTCGATGAAGTCAGCTTGGTCGCAGAGCCCGCCATCGATAGCGCAAGAGTCAGCGATGTCGCTGCGTCTTACGATGAAGAAAAGAAAGACGATGAAGAAGATTCCGAATCAATCGATTCAGGAAAAACCGAAGAAAAAGGAGACGAAGTGGAAAACACCGTCACAGAGCAGGCAGCACCCGCCGAAACGGTGGAAGCTGCTCAATCTCTCAACGCGGCTGCAACTCAGCCGAAGTTTTACACAGCTCCACGGATTGAACTGACAAAGATCAAGTATCTTGAAAACACAATTCGTGCAGCAATGGGCGATGAAGATGCGAAGCTTTATGTTAAAGCCGCAGATGACGCCACAAACAATCCAGCAATGTTCCCGACCCGTCAATTGACAGAGGTTTGGAATCCGCTTGGAACAAATGTTCGCGGTTGCATTGATGCACTCAGCCGTGGAACCTTGCCTGATGCAGGGCTTACCTTTGAAATCCCGAAGATCACTCAGCTGCCTGCGGTAACGGAAGAAGCCGAAGGCGGAGCTGTTGCAGATACAAATGTCAATAGCGAATTTATTTCCGTGAGTGTCAAAAAGTTTAGTGGCTCTCAAACATTTTCTGTCGAGCTTCTCGACAGATCATCGCCCGTCTTTTTGAACGAGCTTCTCCTAACGATGGAGCAAGCCTATTCAAAGGCAACGACCGAATATGCAAATGATGTGCTTCGCGATAATGGCACATTGAATGCAACAGCTCGCGCAAATGACAAAGATGGTTTGCTTGCTTATGTTGCAAGCGGCGCAGCTGCCGTTTATTCGGCAACAAAGGGCTTCGCGCGATCACTTGTTGTTGCACCTGATCAATGGGCGAACATCATGGGTTATTCAGATAATGGTCGCCCAATTTACAACGCTGTTGCACCGATGAACGCAGGCGGCAATGTCACACCGACATCACTTGTCGGCAATGTTGCTGGTCTAAATCTTTATGTCGATGCTTACAAGACAGGATCAGGCGATAACTCAATGTTTGTCATCAATCCTGATGCTTTCACATGGTATGAAAGCCCACGCGCCACTTTGCGCTCAAATGTGATCGCAAATGGTCAAGTGAGCGTGCTTTACTATGGATTCGGAGCACTTGCCGTCAAGACAGGCGCGGGCTGCAACCGTTTCAATTTCACCTAAGCCGACAAACTAATCATCGATCAGCTGCGCTCCCGTAGCTGATCGAGCAGAATCGAAAGGAACGCTCATGCCAAACATCGTCAGCGCACAAGAATTGCGCAATGTGCTTGGCGTGAGCGTTTCGCTTTATCCCGACAGCTATCTCGACGACATCATCAATACAGCGGAAGCCGTCGTGCTTCCAATGCTTGTCGCGGATTCATCAGCTGTTGCGCAATATGAAATCGAAAAAAATGTGCTTTATATCTACACGGTCAGACCGCACCGATTTGTCACAGGACAGAGCGTGCAGATCAATAATGTCGCCGCTGCCATCGATGGCACTTATACTGTGACGGCGGATTACACAAATTCACCGTATGTTTTTACAGCTGCAAAAGTCACAGCCGATGTGACGCTGCGCGCGGTGATTCCAAACGGATCAGCCACGCTTGTCGGGAAATCCGCGTCAGATATTTACGCAAACAACGACGCCGTTGAAAATGCAATCATTATGACAAGTTCAGAGATATTCCAAGCCAAAACAGCCGCGGGCAATTCGATCGACGGCGTCGATTTTCAGGTGTCGCCGTGGAGAATGTCACGGCAGCTGCTCGCAAGGGTGTCAGCATTGCTTGCGCCTTTTGCCGATGTTGAAACGATGGCTCAATAATGCCAGCATCATCGATCCAAACGAGCATTCGCGATTCGCTACAAAGCGCACTTTCAGGCGTTGCGGCGAATGTATATGACAGCGTGCCTGAAGCTGTGATCCCGCCATTTTGCGCTTTAGTGCCTAATGATCCTTATTTGCAGCCGAATTTGATTGGACAATCCACAATCAAATTGCAAATCAATCTCAAGATCACGGCAGCTGTGGCATATATGTCAAACAGCGCATCGCTTGACAATTTAGAAAAACTTATCATCAGCATTCTGGCGGTTATTCCGTCAGGTTACATCGTCGGCGACATTTCCGTGCCGTCGATTGTTTCGGTCGGATCGTCAAACCTGCTTTCGGCAGATATACCCGTTTCCACCTATTACACTCAGACAAACTAGGAGCAAACATGGCAAACATCATCACGGGGCGCGATGTGTCTTTCACGATCGGTGGAAACAATTTTGACGCCCAAACAACAAGCGCGGTGCTCTCAAATGAGCACATCATCGAAACTTATCAAACGCTTGATGGTCGCGCTTACAAGGCAATCGACGATCAATGGACATTTGATGTCGAAATGCTTGCAGATTGGGGCGCAACAGGATCGCTCTGCGAAATTCTTTGGGGCGTATGCGAATCCGCGCCAAACACAGGCATCAGCACAGTTCTCACAGCTGCGTCAGGTGCTACATTCACATTTCAGGTGCTACCCGTTTTCCCATCGGTAGGCGGAACCGCACCTGATGCACAAACCGTGTCGATGAGCTTCACGGTCATTGGAACACCTGCTGAATCGTTCAGCTAGGAATTAGAGAAACGGGAGCAAAATGAAGCTATCAATTCAAATTGAATACAGCTCAGGCGATGTTGCGACTTATGTCGCTGCACCGCCTGAGTGGGCTAAGTGGGAAAAAAGCACGGGATTTCGGATCGGGCAAGCGCAAGACAAAATTGGCGTTTCCGATTTGATGTTTTTGGCTTATCACGCGATGAAGCGCGAAGCGGGTGGAAAACCCGTCAAACCTTTTGAAGTTTGGTGCGAAACAATCGCTGAAATCGTCGTCGGTGACGATAACCCAAAAGCCACGCCAGCGGATCAGTAAGTCGGCTACTCGTCGAGCTGGCTATCGCCACAGGGATTCCGATGCAATATTGGGAATCCGCCGAAGATGTTTTAACGGCAATTGAAGTATTGGAGAAGCAAAATGGCGGCAAAGGAACGCGGTAAAATCCGCATCGAAGTCGATCCCATTGCTTTGAAAGACTTGCGCGCCACGCTTAGGCTTTTGCCGCAGGAAGCTTCACAGGAATTGCGCGACAAAGCGCAACCGCTTTCACAATCATTGGCGCGGGAATTGTCGGTGGCAGCTGCGTTTTCGGCAGCACCGCCGCAGGCAATTCTCGTCGCTAGATCAATCAGCACACCGAGAGATCGCATGATCCGCGTCGATATTGGCGGCTCAAAGAAAGTCGGCAGACCCTACGGCGGCGAGCGCGATACCCGTGGCAAAACACGAAATCGACAAGCTGCGCCAGCTGGCGCACTTTTGTGGGGCAGCGAATACGGCGGCACGGGCAGACCGACCGACGATGCGGGTCGCACAATGGGCAATCGATTTGTCAAGGGTCGCAATAAGCGCGGTTATTGGATCAATCCCACCGTTGATGCAAACATCAAGCCCGTGGCTGATGCTTATGTTGCAATTGTCAAAGATATTGTTAGGCGTCTAAAGCTGGAAGGCGGTGCGTAATGGCTGGAATTCCTAAAGTCAAAATTCAATTTGATGCTGATCTTGATGGTCTAAAAAAAGGCTCAAAAGATGCCGAAGATCAAGTCGATGGTTTTGCGGGCAAGGTTAGTGAGTTTGGAAAGAAAGCCGCCGCCGCTTTTGCCGTAGCCGCCGCCGCTGCTGTTGCGTATGCTGGCAAGCTCGCTATCGATGGCGTTAAAGCTGCCATCGAAGATGAGCAGGCGCAACTTAAGCTTGCGCGTGCGCTCGAAACCGCTACAGGCGCGACAGATGCGCAGATTAAAGCTGTTGAAGATCAGATACTCAAAACATCGCTTGCGACAGGCGTCGCCGATGATAAATTGCGCCCTGCATTGCAACGATTGGCTGTTGCAACGGGCGACACAGAAAAAGCGCAGAAACTCTTATCTTTAGCCTTAGACATATCCACGGCAACAGGCAAACCGCTTGAAGCTGTATCCAATGCGCTTGGAAAAGCTTATGAAGGCAATACCAGCGCGCTCGCCAAACTTAATGTCGGAATTTCGGCAGCCGAAGCCAAGACCCTGACCTATCAAGGCGCAGTTCAACAGCTGACCGATCTTTACGGTGGCGCGGCAGCTGCAAACGCTGATACATATCAAGGGCGTATCGATCGCATCAAAGTGGCTTTTGATGAAGTTAAGGAAACGGTTGGAACGGCTTTATTGCCAATTTTGGATAAATTGCTGACATTTGTGACGGATAAAATTTTGCCTATTTTTACGCAGTTCAGCGATGCTTTAAGCGGTAAAGGAGAGAGCATCGTTTCCAGCTTCACGACCGTGGTGAATTACATTAAAGATTTCTTTGATCCAATCGTGGAAGCTGTAAAAACGGCTTTTACAAATTTGGGCAAAACAATTCAAGACAAAAAAGAAGATTTCAAAGACATTTTGGACACAATGAAAGATGTGTGGGCGTGGATTGACAAATATTTAATCCCTATTTTCAAAACGACTTTGGTCGTTGCAATTCAACAGGCGGTCGGCAAAATTGAAATTGCAATCAATGCGCTTTTGCCTGTTGTTAAATTTATTCTAAACAATATCAAAGACACAATAAATGGGTTTATTGATTTAATAAACATTGCAATTGGAGCTTACAATAAATTTGCACGCGTTACATTCCGCGATCAAATTCAACCTATTCAGCGCATTGGCGAAGTCACGGGAGCTTTCAACGGCGTCAATCTTGGCGCGCGACCTTTAGGCAGCGGCACGGCAACGGGCGCAGGAGCAGGCGCAGGCGCAGGCGCAGGTGCGGGTGCAGGTGCAGATGCAGGTGCAGGTGCGGGTGCAGGTGCGGGCGCGGCAACGGTAACAAAAACAGTCGAGGAATGGGGCGCAGCTGTTATTGACGCAACCGATGCTTTCGGCGATGCCCTAAGTGGATACAACAAACTTTTGGCAAATCTTGAAGGTTTATCATTTGATGCAGCTCAACGCGTGCGGCTTGGTTTGCCACCGTTGGGCGGCGCAATCCCACAAAATTTTGATGTGGCTCGCGTGCGCCGTGCCGATGAAGCTGGCAACACAATCAATTTGACCGTTAATGGCGCGGTTGATCCTGAATCGACAGCTCGACAAATTGTGACGATTTTAAACGATTCACAGGCGCGCGGCACGCTTGGTGCAGGCGCGTTTGCACAGGTTGCTTTATGAGTGTTTGGACACCTGAGTGGCGTGTCAAGATTCAGGGCGTTGAATACACAAATCTCACGCTGGCAAATCTGACAATTTCATCGGGTCGCACCGATATTTATCAGCAGCCCGTCGCAGGATATTGTCGGCTTCAATTAAAGAATAATGATCTAAGTCAAATTACTTTTGATATTAACGACGGCTTGACCGTGGAAGTCAAGAACGACGCAGGCACATGGGTCGTTTTATTCGGCGGCAACATCACGGACATGAATGTGAGCGTGTCGTCAGCTGGCATTATTGGCATAAGCCAAACAATCGCAATCACAGCTTTGGGCGCATTAGCTAGGCTCCCAAAAGCTGTGTTTGTCGGCAATCTTACGCAGGGAACCGATGGCGATCAAATGCGCGAAGTGCTTGAAACGGTGCTTTTTGCCAATTGGAATCTTGTGCCAGCGGGTGAAACTTGGTCGGCTTATGATCCGACTGTTACTTGGGCAAATGCTGAAAATAGCGGTTTAGGCGAAATTGATGTCGGCGATTACACGCTCGACAGCCAAAACAGCGTCGATTCCGATGTCTATTCATTGGCGGCGACTATTGCCAATTCAGGCTTGGGCTATCTTTACGAATCGCCAAACGGGCTCATCAATTACGCTGACAGCACCCATCGCACCGAATATTTCTCAGCGAATGGATATGTCGATCTCGACGCTTCACACGCATTGGCGGGCAATATAACGACGAAAAAGCGATCGGGCGATGTGCGCAATAGCATCACGCTTCAATACACATCGAGCGGCAATTCAGAGGTAAGCGATACCGATCCCGCGTCTATTGCTCAATATGGCGAGCTTGCGCAGACTATTCGCACATATCTCAAAAATCAAGGCGATGCTGAGAATCAGGCGGCGTTTTATCTAGCTCTCAGAGCGTATCCACAATCGGTTTTTGATAGCGTCACTTTTGCGCTTGGTAATCCTGAGATTGATGAAACCGATCGCGCAGCCTTATTAGGTATTTTTATGGGTATGCCCATCAATCTTCAAAATCTGCCAGCCAATATGAACAACGGTGAATTTCAAGGATTTGTCGAAGGCTGGACATTTCAGGCAACGGTGTCTGACATCAAGCTCACGATGACGGTTTCGCCGCTGGCATTTAGCTTGCAGGCGTTTCGATGGAATTCGGTGCCTGTCACCGAATATTGGAACACTTTATCGAATACACTTACTTGGGAACAGGCGACGATCGTCGCGTAAGGAGCAGATATGCCGAGCACTACGAATTTTGGCTGGACGACTCCAGCCGATACGGATTTAGTCAAAGACGGCGCAGCCGCGATTCGAACTCTTGGAAATGGTATTGATACATCATTTCTTGATTTGAAAGGTGGAACAACGGGTCAAGTTTTGTCAAAAAATTCAAACACGGATTTGGATTTCACTTGGGTGGCGCAAGATGATTCCAATGCCATTCAAAACGCAATTGTCGATGCAAAAGGCGATTTGATTGCAGCATCGGCAGCCGATACGCCTGCACGATTAGCGGTTGGCACAAATGGTCAAGTTTTGATGGCGGATTCAACCGCATCAACGGGTTTAAAATGGGAAACAATCGCAAGCGGCGGAATGACTTTGATTAATACAGGCGGAACAACTTTGACGGGTTCAGCTGTCAGCATTCAAAGCATACCTGCAACATATAATTCGCTTATTGTTTATTTGGTAGCTCCACGACCTGCGACAGATAATGCTTTCCCTGCCATGATTTACAACAATGACGGGACGGCAAAATATCGTTATGCCTATGACAACGCCGATGATCAAACTTTCGGTTTGTCAGATTTGAAATTGAACGATGGAAACAAAAGCACAGACAGCCGATCATTGATTGTTGTCGAAATCCCACAATACGCATCGACGACAAGTTGGAAAATGAATCTAAACAACTCAATCTCTGGTTCATCAACTGTGACCTATCGTCGCTCGTGGGGCGCATGGAATCAATATGGCACGGCAATCAATCGTTTGGATTTTTACAATAACACGGGAAATTGGTCAAGCGGCACGGTTTATGTATATGGAGTCAAATAATGGAAATCACAGTCTATAATTGCGAAACGGGCGAAACAATCACGCGCGAAATGACCGAAGAAGAATCTGCGGAATTATTAGCTAGACAAAAGAGATCGACCGAAGAATATGCGCGAATTGAACAACAAAAAACGGCTCTTTTGGAAAAACTAGGTATCACCGAAGCCGAAGCGAAATTATTGCTATCGTGACATTTCCAGATCAAACACCCGCACGCCTGATTCAAATTGCATTGGGCGAAGTGGGTTATATTGAGGAACCCATCAATTTAACAAAATATGGCAAAAGCACAATGGCAGACGGTTTGCCGTGGTGTGGATCATTTGTAATGTGGTGCTGCACAAAAGCTGGCATCAAAATTCCGTCGGTTGTGAGCACGGCGGCGGGAGCACAAAAATTCAAGGATCAAAATCGATGGAGCGAGATACCGCAAAAGGGTTGGCTCGCTTTTATGGATTTTCCACACGACGGCATCGATCGGATTTCACATATTGGCATTGTCGTCGATGTAAAAAAAGATTCTGTCATTTGCGTTGAAGGCAACACATCAGGCACGGGAGATCAGCGCAACGGCGGAATGGTGATGATTAAGGAACGCAAATTTGGCACGGGATCACCTGTTGTCGGTTTTGGCATTCCGCGATTTGCACCGTATAACGGCGATTTTCCAATCGTCGATGCTCCCGATTCGGCTGCACCTGCAAAGCCGAAGAAAGTGAAGAAAAATGGTAAAGGCAAAGGCACTAGCGGCGAGCTGGTCGCGTAGCTTCATAGCTGGCGCGCTCGCTGTGTATATGGCGACGGGCGAAACCGACCCGAAGAAGCTGTCGATGGCTGGCATCGCGGCACTTGCGCCCGTTCTCATGCGATGGGCGAATCCAAACGATGCCGCCTTTGGGATCAGCAAATAAGCTGATAGCAGGGAGCTTGGGCGTTGTCCTTTCCATCGCCCTTGCTTCCTGCGGTTATGATGG